AACAATTTACAATCACTTGAAGGGGCCCCACAATATGTGGGGGGAAGTTTTTACTGTGAAGACAACAATTTAGAATCACTTGAAGGTGCTCCTCAATATGTAGGGCGGGAATTTGATTGTTATGGCAACAATTTTCAAACACTTGAAGGAGCCCCTCAATATGTGGGGGGAAGTTTTAACTGTTATAGCAACAATTTACAATCACTTAAAGGTGCTCCTCAATATGTGGGGGGAAGTTTTTACTGTGATAATATCAATTTACAATCACTTGAAGGTGCTCCTCAATATGTGGGGGGTGATTTTTACTGTAATAATAACAACAATTTACAATCACTTAAAGGTGCTCCTCAATATGTGGGGGGAAGTTTTTACTGTGATAATGATTTAATAAAATATATAAGACAAGCTCAAAAAGAATCTGCTGAGAAATATCCTCTGCCGGAAGAACCCGACTGGGAATCCATTAAAAAACATTATCAAGAATTATATGGAAACAAACGGGTATCCAAAAAAAGCTATACATTTAAAGAGTTCTTTAATAAAGAAACAAGAAAAAGCAATACAAGAATTATATAATAATATCGTAGACTTACTTACGCAGACGCCCTTCATCATGCAGAAACGTATTATGATAAAGACTATTACGAAAGACGCAGTAATAATTTGTTTTTTGATGATCGTTGGGACAAGCCTCCACGTGAAAAATATGGCGGCAGTCCCCGTAGCATAAACGAAATATAAAATATTTGTTGTCTTTTAATTATTTCATAGTATATTATATAAAGTGATAAATGTCACAAATACACACAGAAAGGAGGACACACACATGAACAAAAACGCATATGAAATTCGATTAGAAATTCTACGTATGGCAAATGATAATCTTTGGCAAGAATATCAGGCTACAATTGATAGAAACCATCGAACGGCAGAGCTAGCAGGTAGTGAGAATACCACCAATGTATTCGAATCTGCAAATGTTCCAACTCAGGAAAAGATAATTAAACTAGCCGAGGCATTGTATAGTTTTGTAGAACAAACAGATTAATTGTTTATTATAAAACGAAAAGGTCTTTGTTTTTCAACAAAGGCCTTTATTTTTTAATCACCGGAATGCCGATACCTATATCTCATATATTGTGCAAATGTCGGTGGTTTTTCATCATTTTTGTCACCGTATCCATGTGATATAAATTGTTTAATTTTATAATCTTCAGCATCTGTTTTATTGGCAAATGCCGGATTTGAAAATAAAATATCATGTTTAATGGGATTTTTAATTTTCCAATTTCTTTTTAACCTATATTCAACATCTTCTTTTTCTAAGTCTGTTGGTCTTCCCCACCAAAAAACAATATGGCTAATTGGGTCAAATCTCCAACTTTTTGAAGTATTAAAATTTATCGGATCACCACAAAGTCTTGCATAATCGGGCGGAGCATGGCCCCGAGATTTGGGGCCTTTATAAATATATGATTCTATGCTTCCATCGCAATCTTTCGTATGACCATATAATATGTCATAATCATTTCCTATTGCCTTATGATATTGTTGCCTATTCATCTTTTTAATTATTTACTTGATTTGTTTCTAAAAATATCATATAATATTTATATTAATAATGAAATTTAACGACATATTAGTTTTAAATAGAAGTTGGGTCCCAGTGCATATTGTAGACTATAAGCGCTGTATGATATTATTATGTAACGGTGGGGCACAAGGATTAACTCATGACTTTGTTCCATATAATATGGATGGATGGATGGAATATTCTTTAACCCCCCATCCATTTAAAACCTTGCGAACATCAACTCGACTAATCGCATTACCAGAAATAATTGCACTGACTAAATACGACAGATTGCCACGAGGTGATGCAAAGTTTTCAAGAGAAAGTGTATTTTCGCGGGACAAATATTGCTGTGGATATTGTGGCAAAAGCTTTTCTAAAAACGATTTAACAATAGACCATATAATACCCCGTTCTAAAGGTGGTACTACAGTTTGGAACAATGTTATATCTTGTTGTAGACGCTGTAATGCTTATAAATCTGATAAAACATTGCAAGAATGTGGATTAAAATTAAAAAGAAAGCCAAAAGAGCCAAAATGGCTTGATCCAATTATTCATCGCTACAGAAAAAGTAGGGCATGTGAAAGTTGGAAGCACTTCTTACACCGAGTCGATTTGTATAATAATATGGAGTGATTATGGCTTCTTCATTAAGTATATTTTATACAGTAAAATCTTTAAAAGAAGAAATTGCGTTATTGACTCGTGACTTAAAGACAGTTCCAAAAGAAGAAAAGATTAAAATAAAGAAAAAAATTATTCCCCTTAAACGTGAATTAAAGGTACAAACAGAATTTAAACTCAAAAAGAAAAATGAAAAGAAAAAAACAAATACAAAAAAGACAACCCCAAAGAAAAAACAAAAAAAGACCAAATAATGAAAATTGGAATAAATTGTTTACTGATTGTCTTATTGAATTACAAAATCATGGTGTAAAGACCAAGTTTGTAAAAGATAGTAAATTGCTTATTGCAAGTGATGGATCGTTATGTCAAGGGTATTGGGAAGATAGTGATGCAAGATCACCAATATTGATATGTAGCCTTACTGGATCTATAAAAGAATGGGGGCAAATTTTTGTACACGAATTTGCACATTTTCAACAATGGAAAGAAAAATCTGATATTTGGAAAAAGGCCAGAAAATATACGATTAATGATCAGCATAGTGTAATCAATAACAAACCTATATCTAAAAAACGCATATTAAATTACTTAGCAAATAGTATGTTGCTCGAATTAGATGCTGAAAAAAGGGCTGTAAAATTATTCAAAAAATATAATGTACCTATTGATTTAAAAGCATATATTAAAGGAGCCAATCTTTATGTGTTTTTTCAATTATACCTATATCATTATAGGGATTGGAGTAATACTTTTCCGAGTGATATACCCGAATTAATGAAATTAGTAAAACCAACATTTTATAGAAGCTATAATAAAATTCCTAAAGCATTATTTAAAGGATTTCAAAAATACTATCCACCTTGTAAATGTCCTAGGTTATTGTAATTAAATGTATGAATTGGTTTCATAAAAAACCATTTTTATACATATCGTCTATACAAACAGGATTCATGGAAATTCCGAATCAAATTTCCATGAATGTCTATGTATCTGGTTGTATGAAAAGATGCCACAATTGTCATAATCCTTCATTATGGCAATTTAATTCCAGTAATATTTTAGACGAAAACAATTTAGACAATTTTTTTAAAAAACATAACATGGCAAAGTGGATATGTTTTTTGGGCGGCGATGCAATTTATCAACCAAAAGGATTAGAAAAAATATCAGAATTATCAAAGAAATTAAAAAAGAATGTTTGTTTATACACCGGCGTGTATTTTTCTCAGTTAAGTGGGGTAAATATTAGTAACATAGATTTGGTCATAGATGGGCCATATGAAGAACAAAAAGGTACAGTAGATTTACCAACTACTAATCAGCACTGCTATGTGAATGAAAATGGAATATGGCGTGCTATTTTATTCGAGAATTTAAAGGAATACAAATGGGATACGAAATAACACAAGAATTTGATAAAAGATTTGTTAAAAAATTAAATGAATTACAAAAAAAATACGGAACAGAAATACTTGAGGCGGATGGAATAGGTCCTAAATCATTAGATATACAGGCATTTCATAATAAATTTTTTAGTGATACAAAATTAGTTGATGTTACTGTTGATGGTAATAGCAACGTCGATAACAATACGGTTCTTTCATTTGAACAAGAACAGGGTAAGGGGCTGCATCGATTATATGGATATCATTCCTTATGGAAACAAATTGTATCTAATTCCAATGGCAATATTAAACGTGCAAATAAAGCATTAGAAAGTTGTGTCGCGGGTCCACTTAAAGTACATGATTTGCATTTAATAAATAAAAGTTATTGTTATGCATTTTCATTAGATGAAATAGTATTAAAGGGATTACCCTTTATTAATAGAATTAAAATAGGACCCCCTAAACATTTATCTTCATTTATTAATTTGACTATACAATTTATTGCATATGCTAGTAATCAAATTGCGGGTGCAGTGGCATTGCCAGATTTTTTTGTTTATTTTGATTATTTTGCAAGAAAAGATTATGGTGATAGTTATTTAGAAAAAGAAGAGACACAAAAAATTATAAAGCAAGAACTTCAATCTTTAATATGGTCAATGAATTTTGAATTTAGAGCATGTCAAAGTGCATTTACCAATTTAAGTATGTTTGACGAATATTTTATGAAAGATTTATTTGTCAAAACAGTTTACCCTGATAATTCATTTCCCAATTATAATAGCATAAAAAAATTACAAGAATTTTATATGCGTTGGTTTGTTGAAATATCCAAAGAACAAACATTTACATTTCCTATTAATACGGTTAATTTTTATTGTGATAACGGTGAAATTAAAGATCAAAAATTTTTAGATTTGGTATCGGAATTAAATTGCTATAATGGAATATTTAATATTTTCACAGGGCCATTGGGTGTACTTAGTACTTGTTGCAGATTAAGATCTGAATCGGGAAAAGCAGGATATCAAAATTCTTTGGGCGCTGGTGGTGTTAGTATTGGTTCACATCGTGTGGTCACATTGAATCTTGCGAACATTGCATATTCATCTAATAATAATGATGATTTTATAAAAAAATTAGAAAATTACGTTTACCAGGCACATGATCTATTAGATGCACATTATGAAATTATCTTAAACAATATCAAATTAAATAAGTTACCCTTATACTTTTATAGTTTTATGCATTTAACGCGACAATTTTCTACAATTGGATTTATTGCTTTAAATGAATGTTGTGAAATAATGGGCATGGATATAACAACTAATGAAGGCACCGAATTTGCAAAAACCATATTAAACAAAATTAATTCCATAAATGAAACATTATCCAAGAAGGATGGTCGAATAAGAAATTTAGAGCAAATCCCTGGTGAAAGTGCTGCTGTTGCTTTTGCGAAAAAAGATAAATTGATATTTAATAGTCCGTATAAAATATATTCCAATCAATATATTCCATTATGGAAAAATGTAGATATACATGAGAGAATACGTTTACAAGGAATATTTGATAGCATGTGTTCTGGTGGCGCAATTTGTCATTTAAATGTTTCTGATTCTTTAACACCAAATCAAATGAAAACTCTTATAGAAACAGCTACTAGTGAAGGTTGTATATATTATTCAGTAAACATGATGATTTGTCGTTGTAAAACCTGTGGTAAACTTTATATAGGTAAATTTGAAAAATCTCTTTGTCATGATGCTCCTATGACTTATTACACACGCGTAGTAGGATTTTTAACACCTGTTGATAGTTGGATTGAAGCAAGAAGGGAAGAATATAACGCTCGTCAATTTTATACTAAAGATACTTTTTAATTTGCAAAAAGACATAAATAATAATAGGAGATTATATTATGTGTAAAAAGTTTATAAATTGGATTAAATGTAAAATTTTTGGTAAGTGTGGGGGATCAACAATACCTACTTGGGATCAATGTGATAAAGCCTCTTGTTGGGACGGTAATAATGCTCAAAAACGTATGATGAATATGTTAAGTCCTAAAATGTCTGATACTAAATTTAATGAATATTTAAATTGGATGAAGAGTAGAGGTTGTAATACAGCACATGTATTTACAAGCAATAAAGGTGATGGCGAACATGCCGGTTATTGTATTTACGGTAATGACTGGGATTGGTCTATTGATCCAAATTATGTTAATTTAATGAAAAATCGGATTAATATTTTAAGAAAGAATGGTTTCGGTATTGTACTTTGGTTATTTGCCGACGATAGCAGTGCATGGAATTCAATTGCTAAAAAGAATTTTCCACAATATCTGAATGATCTTAAAAAACAAGGATTTATAGATTATGCTTCTACAATTGTTGTGGGATTAGAAATGGATGAATATTATAACATGTCTGATGCAACTAAATTGATAAATGCAACTCGTGCAGTATATTCAGGAAAAATTGGTGTACATCATAAACCGGATGTCATAAAATTTATTCCATTAGCTTGTATATTGTTCTATCAAGTTCGCCCTGGAACTAGTATTAGTAAAATTAAGAACGATGTAGCTTCTATTAAAAAGAAAACAGGTAAACCTATAAATATGTTCGAAATGGAACGCCATCCTGACAGAGCGCGTTGTGAGGCTGCAATTCAAGCAGGTGCATTTGGGGTAGGAAACTGGTAATGAAAAAAATATGGGGTTGGATATTACGTTTATTTGGTAAAAAAATAAATTCGTTTAAACGTTTTGCTGATCCTAATAAACCTTTTATGGGATATATGACCGTAAACAATTGGTCAGGAAAAAATCCCGGTAAAACATTAGATGCATTGGTTAAAAATAATATTCAATGTGCACCATTTGAATTTTTTGAAAGTCCATTAGCATATGCAGATCCCAATGTTCAAATGAGATTGAATAAGTTTGAAAAATGGATAGAAGAAGCACATAAAAGAAAAGTAATTTTATATGTTACATTATATAATTGTAATTTAGGACATTCTAAAACAGGACACCCTGAAATTACCGGCCCTAAATGTGATAAACAAATTATGACAGCTGCACAAAAATTTGCAGAATGGATGCAAAAATATGCTTTTATTTATTTGACGCCATGTGGTGAAGGTGGTATACAAACCAAATTTGCAAGTTATGATAAAAAAATTCAAAACTGGTGTAAAGCTAATATGCCATTAAAACAATTAGTTAATAATTGGGGTGCAAGGCCTACAGGAACCGACGGAATGGGCCATTTTTGTCAACATCCTTCAAACTGTGGAGCTACTATGACCAAAGGCGCCTGGATAATGTCTGATAACGGTTCATTTATTAGAGAATTAAAAAGTTATATATCAATATACAATTGTGCAAAAAAATTAAAATCAAAGAATTATACATTTATAATGTATGATTTTCCAGAAAATGCACCATTAAACGATGAATATATGAAAGCATTTAATGATGCTCAAAAATAAGGAGATAAAACATGTTAAAGAAAATTATAAATTGGTTAAAAAAATTATTTAAAGGACATAAATACCCAACACCATCTGAATTTCCAAAGGATTTGATTTGGCTGGGAGTAGATGTTAGTGGTTGGAAAATTACAGCCAAATGTCCTTGTACTGTAAAGGGAAATACTATTGTGCTAGATAGTGATAAGAAAAGTGTTTGGCCAAAAGCCGGTGGTATTGATGGTGGTGTAACTAATGCCAATGCATGGATAGTACTTAACTATAAAGGTCAAAATTACGCCGCTACATGGGAATGGATGGCTTTTGGAAAAAATACCAAAAAATTAACAGGAAAACTGGGCAGCTATATTAAAAGAAGTTCAGTTATCCCATATAGTTGGCATCCAAAAAGTGGAGAAAAAATTGGCCTATTTGTAAGCGGTCTATGTCGTGATAAAACACGTAACGTATCAGAACGTAGTCATGTATGTTGGGTAACATGGCCATAATATAGTGCATTTATTTATTATTAAATAAATAACTATATGAGAATATTCAGGCCTGACCCTAAATTAGTTGATTGTTTTGTTAATATTAAATCAACTAGAAACATTGTGACTAGTGATTTTTTTGATCACGTTAAACATGAAGAATGGTATAATAATCACCGTGCATTTGTACTTAAAGATTTATTACCATCATTAAAACCCCCTAAACATGTATGGAAAATAGTAGCTGAGGGGTATTTAACAGATGTCGATTTCGATAAGGCCCATATGTTAGATGCAAACACATATGCGGGTGCAGTATTTCCAGATCGCAAATATGCCTTTGAACAAGTACTTTGTGATGGTTCAACATTAGTTCCAGATGTTGCATATAAATGGGGCCGAATAAAAGATCCATGGGCAGTGGGGCATGATTTATTATTTTTACTTAATTCATACAAACTACCAGATATATATGGAAAGAAATGGACACTTAATCAAGCCAATTCAATGTATCGTAATGGATGGTATTCACAACATTCATATATAATAGGTTCTGTTTGGTGGCTTGGTTTAGCATTGGGATCTTGGGTCGTCTGGAACTCAAAAGAAATTTGCAAGCCAGAATGCAAACGTTTCATTGACAATAATATACCTCTTTGTAATAAATGTAGAAGGGATTTTCTTTTAGACAAATATGATGCTAGTAAGCATTGTTCTATGTGTAATAAATATTGGGAAGATGGAGTAAAATAAATGAGCAAAGGAAGTAAACCAAGACCAATTGCCAATAAAGAAGAATTTTTGGAAAATTGGGATAAAATTTTCAGAACAAAAAAACTGAAAAAATCTAAAAAAAGTGTTGAACAATCAAAAAAGAATAGTTATAATCCATTTAGTTTTTTGAAATACTAAATATATAAGGGGCTGACAGGTTTCGACGTATTAAGGAGAAACTGATCTGCACGTAGTGGAAGATTGCTTGGCCACTTAAAAATGCAATCATAAGATAAACGACGAAGATACATTCGCGTTGGCAGCATAATGCCGGAGTTTAGCAAGGCGCCCTAGTAGCGAAAACTCCTCAGGACAAGGGTGAGTATAAACATACTCTATAATGTTTTGACAATTAAGGAAAGACTTAATGACGACAACCAAAGGCTGTAAGTGATTTGCAAATTCAGCTTAATAAATTTGCTAAACGTGTAAATGAGGATTATTTTCAACTTCTTGCGGACTCCGGTTCAAATCCGGACAGCTCCACCAATTTTAATCAAAATTACTTATTTAAGATAAATAATTAAGGAGATAGTTATGAAATTTAATAATATATTTAATAAATTAACAGATGAATTAGATGGCAAAAAATTAGAACTTCAAAAAATCATAGAAGATATGGATATTGAAAACGATTTTGAGTCTCGTCCTGATACAAATATAGATACTAATGTAGATGATATCATAGATGATAATGAAAGTCTTAGAAAAATTTTAGTTGGTTTATATGGTAATTATAGACGCAATTTTGGACCTAATATGAAAATTCATAAACAAAGCATAGAACGCGTTATTGAAGATTTAAATATACCAATGAACGATGAAATTATGAAAACCGCCATAGATTTATTTGAAAACAAGTCTATTAATGATTTAAATGATATTATTGATTCAATTGGTGGTCTTACAGATGAAGAACAAGAGGAAGCTGATTATTATAGAGGAAAACTTGAAATATATTATATTGCGTCCGAAGGTAATCGTTGGGAAAAAACATTAAGTAATGAAGATATTAGTGAAGCCCTTCATCGTGCTAAAATTCCAGAAGGTAGCGAAATAGCTGAAAGATTATTTGCTGAATTTGAAGGCAAAAGGTATATAGATTTAGATGATTTTGGTATGCATCGCGGTATAGGTAGTCCTTCAAATGCTAGAAGAAAAGCTCGTGAAGAAAGTGAACGTCCATGGAACCATACTGAATGGGGCGATCGTCCATCCGGGTGGAATAAACGTACTGGCAGATATATTCCAGGAGATGATGATTATCGTCGTGAAAGACATATGAGAAAAACAGGTTGGAGATAAATTAAGTTAAAATGATTACCATTCACCAAGTTCGAAAACCTGGTCGAATTAGTATTATGGCTGTTGATTCTGACAAAAAAGGTCAAAAAATTGTTGGTTACGCTAAAATTTGGACTGGGGTGGATAAACAATATGATTGGCTTGTAGCATATTACATACGTCCTCAATATCGTGGAAAGGGTTTAGCACGTCAATTAATGGATCGTGTAAAATCAGCCACTGATAAAGATATTGCCCTTCGTGTAAACCCCTATAAAGATCATGAAGGTAATGACCCGACAGAATTAACACAAAAATATATGCATTTTGGATTCAAGAAACTTCCCAATCAATCACAAAGAAATATGTATTACATAAAAAATAATTCTAATATAAAGAATTAACGGCCGCGCCTATTGCGATTTCTTCGTTGTGCAGATATATCTATTCTGGGTCTATTAGCTAATCTGTCTTTAAGACTCATTGATTGTACTTGTTCGTTTTCATCATTGGTTTTTTCTACACCAGTAATTAAATCAAGTATATCATCTGCTTCTTTAGCTGAATTGAAGAATACTACCCGTCTTTCTATTAAATTTCGTTGTCTATTTGGTGAAATAAACGTATATTTTAAATGTTTTAATTTATTGTCTTCGTATATAGGTTTAATGGTATATATTTTATATTCTTTGTCTAGGTCTAATTTTTCAATAGGGCTTTTTATAAAACCTTTCTTTTTATTTTTATCCCATATTGTTCCAGTACTGGAATTACTATTTATAGTAAATTTAAAGCCCGGTATATATTTCATATTTTAATTAATCCTTTCAAATCCTTTTGATACGTTTTCTTGTTCAAATTGTCGTTCAATATTACGTGCATATATATCACATGTAGATTCAATAAATTTACTAATTGCTGAAGGCTTAATATCTATTTTATTAAAATCCATTTTTCGATCTACACTTTTTTCATAAATAAGTTCCACTGCATCCATTAGTGCCTGCCAACGAGCTGCTTCAAATACGGACATATTATCAATCATTTTTGCTGCAGCCATAGAACCAATTTGTTTATTTTTCATTTATTTCTCCTATACTTATATCATATGACCCTATAAAAGGAACTTTTTTTATTGTTATTGAATGTATTTTATTATCCATTATATTTATAATAAAGTCAACAACATTATATTGGGATAATATTTTTTTAACATCATAATAATATGCTTCCCGACATTCTCTATATTGAATCCCATTTTCATATAATAATTTGGTTCTATTATGTAATAATATTGAAAGTTCTTTATATTGTTGAGTTTGACTTATAGACAATTCTTCATTTTTCTTTTGTAAATCATACTTATTTACAATTAATCTTTTTGCTATTTTATATTTGCAATTTCGACAAATATAATTTTTTTTCAATAAATCACGATTATTGTTATATTTTTCAATTAAGATTTTTTTATATCGTTGAGGTCGTGTTTGCTTCTTTTTGCCACATTTACTGCAAATAAAATATTTCATTATTTTATCTCTTTGACTGAATTAACATATATGTTTATAAATCCATGCAATCCAGCTAAAATGGCCATTGTGGCTTCATATTGGTCTTTATTCGGTTCTGATAACACCTTATTTACTAATATTTCAAGGATATTTTCTAATGCAGTATATATAGGTTTATAGTCATTAGATGTAACACCAATTTCATTTGATATAAGTTGTTTCAATGCATTAACAAAACCATTTAACATCATATGTAATGTAATTTTATTGCTTTTTGTGAATCCAATATTGGCGCCATAATCATATGCTTTTAATGATTGAATATTTGATAACCAAACACGTCTAATCATATTTTCAAGTTCACTACGAGAAGGCATAAAATTTGGCAAAGTTGTCTCAGTAGGGTTAATATTAGCAGTATTTGGCACTTCTTTAAAATGAGATAGTGTTGAATTATCTATATTTTTAGGTGAAGGTATCATTATTTGAATTCTATCGGTTCGTTTAAATTTTTAACTATTGGTTCAAATAGTTCATTTGGCTGCATTTCTAAAGGTTCACTTTTTTGGGCAGTTGAAAATTCCATTAAAACCACATTTTTTCCATTACATGTTTTACAGGTAAAATCATTGCCCCTATCAAGTAATATATTAACAATATTTTCGGATTTACAATATGCACAATTCAATAATATTCTTTGTGTATTTGCAATTTTTTCTATATTTATATTATAGTTATATTCTGCGATTTGTTGTTTATTAATTAAATAGGTATTCCAAAAATAAAAACCAACTAATTGTAATATAAATCCTAACACTGTCCCTGCAATAAATCCTTTTAGATTTTGTGTTATTAACATAACAACAGCACCTAAAAGTAAAGATACTAAAGTAGTTATAATTAATGAACGCAATATTAGTAAAATATTATTTTTCATTTTTTTCCTCAAGTAACTGATTTTTTGCTATATTGTTTTTGCGCGGAAAAATATTTTCATCTTTTACTATATTACTAATATCCGGTATATCTAAAATGCTTTGAATTAATGATTTAATTAATTGATTCCGTGCTGGGGCATTTTCTGAACCTTTACTGCATATTGCCACTGCTTCAGATCTAGATAGACTTATTTTTGATAGTGTACCTAAACTACCCAATTTAAATGTATTAATATCCATATAATTATTAACTCTCAAATGATATAAAGTCAACCGCTTTATACTTCGTCTAAATTGATATCTTCTATGTGTTTTCCTACATTAATAATTCGGTTTAAGCAAATAGATATAGTTCTTTTCATTTTCATTAATTTTGCCAATTTAGTCGGAGAAAGAGAAACATTATTTGTAATAGCCTCCTTTAATTGTTTCTCTACATTTTCGATATATCTAATACTATGAATTAAATCATGAAATATATTATCTAATGGAAATGGGAGTAAAGGTGGGGCTTTAGAAGTTAATTTTTCTATTTTGTTTATATCATTTATATTATAACCCGTGTGTCCACGAATAGAACTTCTTAAGCCTGTTCCATCTCCAGGGGACATAGTGCTAATGGAATGTGATGCAGTTCTTGAAGAAAGTGCAGTCGCATATCCTTGTGAGCTTTGAGGCATACCAGACATTGTGGTAAAGCTTTCCTTCAATGCCTGTTTATATGACTTCAATTTTATATTTTTAGTCTTCCTCTTTTTCTTCATTTACTACTTTTTCGTCTACGCGTACTAAAGAACCACAACGGGGACATACCCATCTGCATTCAAAAATAGTTTGATTTTTATAAGTATTTGTTGATTCTTGTCCGTATATGGGCCCATAACCACACATATTACAACCGATAGGTTTATTTTCAATAAATTCTGACATAATTACTCTCCTATTAATTATTTATCCAATAGTTCAAAAATGTTAGGGTTTTTATTAAAGGTGAAAAGTGCTTCCCATTCTGATATATTTCTTTTAATATCATATAGTCCATATTCTTCACATAATTCTTTGAACTTATTAAAATCAGGATTAATATCCTTTGACTCATTAAATTGTTTATGGTAATGTTCAATTTCGCCTTGTTCTACTTTATAACCGCCTTTTAAGTTCATTATTGCGATATTTTTTTCATATATATGGTAATATTCTTTAGATAAATTAAGCGCCTTTAAGTTCCCGTTATTTTCTGCCAATTGAATGGCTAGCCGTTTTCCTCTTACTTTACCATATCCGGGGAAACCTGGAATATTATCTGAAGGATCACCAATAACCGCCTTATAATATAAAAATGCGTTCATTGGAATACCTATTTTATCCTCAAAATTTTTAATATTAATTAAAAGTTTTTTATTGGGCAAATAAAGGGATGTATTGGCATCCACTAATTGTAAAAAATCTTTATCTAAGCTAATAATAATATTTGGAGAAATTTCATTGCAAAGCCATCCAATAACATCATCCCCCTCTAATACGTAGGGATATAAATTAGGAATACCTAATGACGTAATTAATTCCTCCACTTTTTCAGCTTGATCAAATATATCTTCTGCAGATGAATAATCTCGATTACCTTTATATGTGCCTTCTAATAATAATTTTCTAAAATTAGTACTAGGGTGTTTTATCTTTCTATCCCACACAATATACATATTATTGGGCAAGAATTTTTCTACATAAGACCTTAATGCCTTTAAAAAGATATGTACACAATATCCTTTAAGATCAGAAGTATCTTTATTTAATTTTTTACTACTTTTGGCTACCCAATATGTCCGATGTAGTAAATTGCTCCCGTCTATTATAATATTCATTTGTAGCTTCAACTTGTTGATTTAATTCTTTTAATTCTTTAATTTTAACTTGTTTTAATAATTCATTATAAGCGAATTTTTTGATTTTTTCAACTTTATCTAGAATTTTCATTTTTAATCCTAATTTAACATCGTCTTCTTTTATATATCTAACATATATATCTGGTAAAACAATCGTTTTATAGGAACCATTTTCGGGTTGATCACTAGTAAATACTAAAAAATCACCACCATATACACCAGCGGTAATTGCATACATTTCTCGCTTACGTACTTTCATTTATAATATAATACTATGAATTGAATAAAAATTCAACAAAGATTTTAGTATTATAAATTAATAGCTACCATATATATCAGGGTTGTTTCCAGGATATTTCCCATAATCCCAAATTTTTTCGTCTGATTCATCTTCTACGTTTTGATCATATCTCTTGGGTGGTGAAGGGTTTTGATGAGGATCTGGATTATCTGGTCCTTGGGGCTGCAATCCTATTATATCTTTTTCATCAGATACTATTTGATTACCACATTCAGGAGAAATGCCAGGCTCATAACTATAATCAAATCTGCGGCAATATAATATCCAAACATAATGCCCCATTAACGGGTTATACCCTCCTGAAATATTTTCTGATCTTCGTTGTGTGACTTCAAATAAATACGGACAACGTCTAATTTTGCCCCAATTTAATTGATCACAATAAGGGTTTCCACAACTATATCCAGATGGACTTATTACAATTGTACTTGCAGGAATACTAGATGTACTAGTTGCATTAGTAAAAATTGTTTCACATATTTGATCTTGTGTTAATGGATATGCTGATGCTTCTTGTGCATATGGATCACCACATGCACCTGGACTATCACATCCAAATTCTGTTAATCGTATAAGATCTCCCGATTTAGGTTCTGCTTCAGGGCCAAATTTAGCTGCATATAGTGACCTAGGAATAATTGCTGTAAAATCTGCATTCGTTTGTATTCCAAATTTTGTTAGTAATACTGTATCACTCTCCATTATACCCAACACATTTAAATATGTTGGACCTGAAAATGCAGCTGTAGGTTCTTCACCATATAAATAATCGTGTCCAGATAAGGTATAACCATGAACATAATATTCTGTTCCAGTACCATATAAACTAACAAGTTCATTCCACCACATATGTATCATTGCTTTAGGCCCAATAAGATTCTTTTTGCTGGTAAATCTAAATGGACTATCGCCTTGTTCAGCATTTATTTTTCCGTTAACATTGATACATTTTGACATATAATTTACCTGTTGTATTTTTGTTTTCTTTGTTTTATTAAAAAGTATTTATTTCTGCCTTTACGCCATAATAATATTCCGGTACTACCCAAATATTTTGTAGGATATGCATCATTGGGTATAAAAAACTTATATTTTTTTGCTATATCAATTACTTGAGCTTTTGATACTCGCCAAATGCCCCGATTAGCCTGTTTTATTCCTTTTAAAAAATTATCAATACCACCTGGATTTGGAACATTCATTAGTTTTTTATAATTGGGTATTAAATTTAAATGTTTTCTATTAACACCACGAGTCGATTTAAATCTTTTATCTTTACTTAAATCTTTAGGATAAACTCTAATTTTTATATCTCTTACCTTTTCTAAGATATATTCGTTAAAAGATTTTATTTCTGCCATAACTGACTCCCTAATTTCTGGATGTATGGTACATCTTTAATATCTAATTTTTGTTTTTCATCTAAAAAGTCTTTTAATTTTTCAATAAATTTGGTATAATGGTATTTACCGTAAAGTTTATATATTACATTTTCTGGTAACCAGTTATGGCTTGAATATTTTGATAATTCATCTTGTGTTAAATCTCGTTCAAATGCCAATTTTCTTAGATATGACATTTCAGAGTGGGAATTACTTAAATTAATAATGTCATCTTCAATTTCTTTTAATTTCTTTTCAATTAACGATTTCAATTTTTTGATTTTAGATGTGGGCATTGCTCTATATGAATTTAAGTCTATAATGTCTCTACGTAATTCCCCTGTTAATAAATCAACATTTGATATGGCTGATTCAAACATAGATGCGTAATTTTCTATATCATGATCATCGTTTTTTTCTTTTTTTATCCATTTTTCATTTTTGATATCATATGCAGCATCCGTTTTATCTAAATCATATTGATGTTGCATAAGCCTATAATTTATTTTATGTGTTGTTCCTGTTGCCAATTTACCATTAACGACTTTTGCTACTCTAATTAACTCATTATTAGTAACTTGACCATTTGCTGAAGGCTCTAATTCGACACAAACGTCGATATCTGAATTTGGATTATATCGTTTAGTTAAAATGCTGCCAATTATATAATAATTATCTACAGGATAAACATTAGAAATTCTTTCAATATCTCTCATAATTTGTTTTTTAATTGCAGATTGTAATACTGGGGGAGAATCTTCAGGAAACGAGAAGACCGTTGGGTCCAAAGAGTTTTTAGGAATATCAACAACACTTTCTGATAAGTACTGTTTAAATGTAATAAATGTATTATTCATATAATTATTTACCAAAAATGAACAAAATAAAAGGGTGTAATAAATGTACACCCCTTCATTTTAATTTTATAATTTAAATCAGGTTATTGTGTATAAATGTCTTTGCCGGTTTTAATACGTGAAGCAGAAACCTTTATTTTACCTTTACCTGTCAATGATTTTCCATTTTTTGTAAATGGACGAGGTTCGGGACTATTGGTAATTTTACCTATATTTCCACGACCTGATGCGGCTTTGCTTAATTTACCACGAACTTTAATACTACCTTTGCCCATTAAGCGTTTTCCACCACTATCACTTAATTGACGAGGTTCTGGTTGCGAAACCGCTTCTCTTAAACCATCATCTATATCCTCGCCTTCGCCGAGATCATCTTCGCCATCATCTTCAAAATCATCAACAACATCATCTTCAGTTTCACCGCGGATAGCAGAAATAACCGAATCTAGATCGTCTTTAATCATTTCTAAACGTGTGGCAACATCAACTTCTTCACCGATGTCTTCATCGCCTTCAGCGTCATCAACTTCGAAGTCGTCTCCGCCTTCTAGTTCGTCATCAAGCATTTCGTCTTGTTCATTAATTGTGCTTTTGAACAATGAATCAAATGAACTTTTTGGTATCATATTATTTACTCCTTCTTTAACATTATCTTTTTTCATATTTTTAGGACTCGCCTTCTCATAATTTGCACTTGGACCTTCTACTGGATCATCAATTTTAGCCGCATTAACTGCTGCTTCTGCACCCGATTTATCATTAGGGATTTTAACATCACCTATGTTCATTTTTCCTTTAGAAGCGACGATTTGTTTATCGCGTTTTATTTGTTCCGCTAATAAATATGCTAAATTATTAATATATTGTTCTTGTTCCATTAGTAAAACTCCAGTTCTATATCTTTACAATTATTTACCCTAATTTGCTGCATTTTCTATATAATTATCTTTTTTTATGTGAACAACCAGTGGCTAAAGCGCACTGGCTTCAGTTTAGAGCTTTAAGGCGCTCAAGGTGGATTCACTGCCACAGATTAACCTCTTCAGGGTACCGAAACGTTCAGTTTTATATCTTCTAGGCTTTCACCTCATCCATATACCGAAAGATATATGTTGTTTATACCTATAATTATTTATGCTAACCAGCTAAATTTTCTTGCTTTTTAGCAAATTAATTTAATATAAACAGTAAATATTTACATGAATGATAATAAAGATGTAGGTTTTGGACCGCAAAATGTATTTTATAGGGGTAATAAGTCATTGCCAACTTCTGATGTTCAATTTGAATGGACACCAGAAATGATAAAAGAAATTGATAAATGTTCAAAAAATCTTTTACATTTTGGTACTCACTATTTTTGGGCAGTAACTGTAGAAGATGGTAAACGACAATTACAATTATATAAGCCACAAAAAGAATTACTTAAACTTTTAGCCAAGGAACGGTTTGTTATTACTGTGGCAAGTAGGCAAGTTGGTAAAAGTACAGCAATGTCAATTTTCGCCTTATGGATGACATGTTTTTCGGATGACAAACGAGTATTAATCGTTGCTAACCGCGAAGACACAGCAATAGAATTACTCAGGCGCATTAAATTCGCATATGAAATGTTACCTAATTGGTTAAAACCTGGGGTAGAGACCTGGGGACAAACGTCTGTTTATTTTTCTAATGGAAGCAGTATCGAAATTAGTGCAACTTCTAGTACGGCTGCACGTGGTAAATCTATTAACTGTGTAGACGGTAAAACCATGGTAACAATAAGAAACAAAAAAACCGGTGAAGTACTTAATATTAACATGGAAACGCTCGCATCGTTATTAAAAACTAATGAAACCATTAAAAACACAATGATGGTAAATTAATACATTATTTTCGACGATTTGTCGCATGTATTTGAATAAATAATTATATGAAAACGTATCCTAATGATCCTTTAATTAATAGAAAATACAACTATTTATATAAAACTACTAATAAAATTAATGGTAAAATATATATGGGTGTACATAGAACAGATAATCTTAACGATGGATATTTAGGTTCCGGTATATTATTGAAAAGGGCTATAGACAAATATGGAATTGAAAATTTTAGTAAAGACATAATAGAATTTTTTGATACATATAAAGATGCATTAAATGCTGAGAAAAAAATCGTAAATGAAAAATTTATAGAAAGAGATGATGTATATAATTGTAAAGAGGGTGGATTTGGTAATTGTAAATGGTCTAGTAAACAATTAAAAAGGTTATCAATTGCTGCAAAAAAAAGATGGGAAAATATTGATTATAAAATAAAAATGAAAGAAAAATGCTATGATAACCCTGAAAGAAATTTAAAAATATCGAAGGCAGTTAAAACCTGGATTAAAAATAATAAAAATAAACATAAAAACCGAATGCTAAAAATAAATACAAATCCTGAAAAAATAAAAAAAACAGCGTTTACACATACTGGAATGAAACGTTCTGAAGCGACTAAAAATAATATAAAAAATGGTATTATAGAAAGTATGAAAAAAGACCCTAATAAAAGACTGAGAAGATCTGGAAAAGGGATGATATATATTTACAACGCAGAAACTAATGTATCCAAACGGATAAACAAAGATGACCATATTCCTAGGGGATGGGTTCGCGGTGTTGGGGGAAAAAATAGAAATTCGAAGTGGAAAATATAATATGGCGGATTTAACTAATTATAAAATTTATAAAAATAATGATTTTGAAATATTAACTGATGATGGGTATAAAGATTTTGAAGGTTTAATTGTCGGTGAAAATAGTGACAAAATCGAATTAACATTTGAAAAAAATTTGAATATAATATGTACACCTAAACATAAAATTCTAATAGACAAATATACATATAAATATGCAAATGAATTAGCTGTTGGGGATTATATATGGAACAAATTAAAATTATTACACATAAAACATATAAAAAATGATGACCCCGTATATGAATTTCTTCACATAAAAGACAATCACAAATATTTTGCTAATGGCATTTTATGTAGGCAATGCCTTATAATTGACGAAATGGCTCATATTCCAGATTTTATTATGGAAGAATTCTGGGAATCTGTTATTCCTATTATTTCCTCTGGCAAAACTACCAAAATATTTGCAGTTAGTACGCCAAAGGGAACAGGTAATTTATTTTATAAGACATATTCTGCAGCTGAGCGCGGCGAATTAAAAATGTGGAAAGCATTTCGTATAGATTGGTGGGAAATTCCCGGCAGAGATGAAAAATGGAAAGCCACCATGCAAGAAATTATGATCAAACAAAATAAATCTTTTGCACAGGAGTTTGAAAATAGTTTTATTGATGATGGTGAAACCGCAACAGATACTGAAGTTTTGGAAAAAATGAAAAATACTTCACGAAATCCAAAATATATATATGAAGACGGAAATTATAAAGTTTGGTTAGATCCTAATCCAAATAATATATATACTATAGGTGTTGATGTTTCTGAGGGTATTGGTGGCGCTGCTAGTGTAGCAACAGTATTTGATATAACCAATTTAACTGATATTAAACAAGCAGCTGTATTTCACAATTCAACAATTGAACCTTATCATTTTGCAGAATTTTTAAATAAAATGGGACATCAATGGGGAACACCACCATTACTTATAGAACGCAACGGGCCTGGTGGACAGGTTATTGATGCATTAAAAGAAATACATAAATATCCTAATATTGTAAGTTATGCCTCTGAAAATCAAAATACTAAAGGACGATTGGGTGTATATTCACATACAAATTCAAAAAATAAAGGTGTTACTAATATGAGATATTGGGTTAATTCATTACAAGTAGTTGATATATATGATTTAGCTACTATTCAAGAATTAGAAACATTTGTTAGATATCCAAATGGAACATGGAAGAAAAAACCAGGCAATTACTTATATGACGATAGAGTTCATGCAATGATTTGGGCCCTATTTATATTACATGAAGAATTAGTTCATGAGTATTTTGAAGTATTAGAATATGATTCACGTGGTAAACCATTAAAAATTAAAAAAATCTTAGATTCATTAGATGGGGATTATGAATTAGATCCATATTATAGTGATAATGATTCCCCAATGCCGGCTTATTTTAATTATTCTAAAAACTCCGGAGTAGATGAATTAGAATCTGAAGGATGGAAAATTTGGACTGAAACACGTTGGGGTGGGGACTTTTTTGATACTTAATGAATAAATAATTATCATGAGTGACTTAATTCCAACTACTATTGTAGAACAAGCAGTTCTAAACAAATCTCGTAAAGATAAGTTTATAATGATTTTTAATATACCTAAAGTCATGAAAACTATTATATCAAAAGACGTAAGACGTGATAGGTTTGCAAATTTAGATTCTGTGCAATTTTCTTTATATAATTGTCCTGCACCTGCAATAAAATCAGATTCCATTGATGTGCCATATGCGGGGCAAGTATATAATACATCTTCTTATTCAAGACCAAAATATGAACCTATAACAATTAATTTTGCTGTAGATAATGAATATAATAACTATTGGCTATTTTGGAAATGGCTGAGTATTTTAAATCATCCAAGGGATAGTTTATATGGTGGCCCTAAGGCAACTGGACTTAAAGATCCTAAAGAAAAATATGATTTTGTAACCGATATACATGTTATTGGTATGGATGAATATAATAACCATAAAATACGGTTTGATTTTTTCAGTTGTTTAATTACTTCCTTAGGAAAAATTGAATATAATGTAAGAGATCCTGAAGAAATAGATTGTACGTGTGAAATGGTATTTAATCAATTAGATGTAACATTGCTTGATGTTGAAAGATAATTTCATATAAATAACAAAAAGAATACATAAATAAGGTAAATAATTACAGAATTTAATTAAAGGAGTATTAATATGGCATTAGCATTTAATAGAACAATTGAAAGCCCAGGCGTAGAGATTCGTGAACTTGATTATTCTCTATATACACGCAATCTTGTTGGGACAAATGTAATGGCAATGGGATTTGCAAAACAAGGTCCTATTGATGAATTAATCAACGTGACATCTATGTCTGAATTTGAAATGATTTATGGCCGTCCTACAAACGCGGCAGAGCGTTATTTTTATCACACAGCAAAAGAAATAATGTTAAAAAATGGAAATTTAGTTGCTACTAGACTTCCGTATGGTAAAAAAGACGGTGAGGGATATGGTTCGGAATATAGTGTATTAGCATATCCCGCAACATTATATACAAATAAATATGCTAATTTTTCTGTAACATATACCGCTGTTAGTACTTTTGATTCTAATGATGCTGACCTTGCAACATATTATAATGCTAGCGCAGGATCCTCATATTTTAATAGCTTTACGGCTAGTGCTATTACAGGAGTATCGTCTATGGGGGGTGTAACAGGAAATTACACTGGTTTAACTGCGGGTGATGTTTATAATGCATATTTATCTGGAGGAACAATAGAATGGGAGAATATACAGTTTGATTTAACAGTTAAATCATATACAGTTTCTGCAGAATCTTCAACTGAAGCCAATAAAACTGACGTATACAAAACATTAAAAATGTCTGGTATTGCTTGGGGTGATGAA